TTCGCCCGCCGGCTCAAGACGCTCAGCGGGCTCACGCCCTACGAATACATCGCCAAGATATGGACGTCAGAGCCAGACCGGTTCATCGTCGACCCGATCCACCAGATGCCGGGACTAAACACCTAGGGTCAGGACTCATAAGTCTTTCCCAAACTGGCTCACTGGCGATCCATCAGCGGCGTGTTACAAGATGGCATGCTGGACCAGATACGCAGCGCGGTTGATGGCATTCCGGTCGCTATCGTGGCGTTCGCGACGCCGCCTGCTCTGTGGGCCAAAGCAGCATGGGCTTCTCCATTTCTGAGAACATACAGACACGGCATATCAGGGATGCTCTCAATCATCGCTGGCGCCCTGATGGCGGCCTCAGTCTGGGGCGACGAAGCCACGTTCCCTATTTTCCTCATTGGGGCGGCAATCACGTTGGCAGCCATGTTCTACGCCTTGCTTTGGCCGCCCGCCGGCAGGCCGCCCAAGCGAACGATCCACTAGCCGCTATGAGTCATAACCACCACGTGATGGCAGCGGCGAGGTAGATCGCTGCGAGGAAGTTAGTGGCGAGCTTGTCGTATCTGGTGGCGATGCGGCGGTAGTCCTTCAGGCGGCAGAACATGCGCTCCACCGCGTTGCGGCCCTTATAGAGCGAGCGCGAGAAGCAGCTTTTCCAGCGCCGGTTGGCCTTGGACGGGATGTTGGGGACCGCGCCCTGACGCTCGATCAGGTTGCGGATCGCGTTGCTGTCGTAGGCTTTGTCGCCCAGCACGATGGTGCGCGGCGCGAGATCGTCGAGCAACACATCGGCTGCACGGCAGTCGGCGACCTGACCGCCGGTCAGCAGGAAGCGGATCGGTCGACCTTCGCCATCGGTGAGCGCGTGAAGCTTGCTGTTGCGGCCACCGCGGCTGATGCCGATCGCCTGGAGGAGCGCCCCCCTTTTCCACCGCCTGCCGAGCGATGTGCCTTCATATGGGTGCTGTCGATCAGAACCTCGGCAGGCGGTCCGCCGGCTGCCGCCAGCGTGACGAACAGATCCTGCCACACGCCCTTCGCCGCCCATCGGACGAACCGGTTGTAGAGTGTCTTGCGCGGCCCATAGATCGCTGGAGCATCGACCCAGCGCCCGCCCGACTTCACAACATGGATGATGCCGCTGATCCCCCGCCGGTCATCGACCCGGGCAACGCCCCGCACCTTGTTTGGCAGCATCGGCCGCAGCCGGTCGAACTGCTCTTCGCTCAACCAGAATTCGCTCAAGTCCACGCTCCCGCTATCGCGGAGCCTGAATCACAATCCGGTCGCCGAGGGAATCCTGTTTATGGGTCCCGATCCTAAGGTGTCATCGTTTCAACGACACCGCCGATCTCAGCCTAGTGCGCCAGCTCTATTTCGTTCCGCGCCGCCTCAGCAAGGAAGGCGCTACGCGTCAGTTTGCGCGCGGCCGCCGCGGCGTCGATGGCATCGAGCACGCCGCGGTCCAGCGAAATATTGACGCGCACCGGCTTGCCGAGGCGCGAGACGCGCGGGACCGCGATCAGAAATGCGCCGTGCGCCAGATCGTCCGCATACTCGGCCGCGATCGCCGCCGCGTCGCGAGGCTCAACCTCGTCCTGATCTTCAAACCACAGGTCCATCGCCTCGGCGGCGTTACGGACCACATCCTCCAGCCGATCGGCCGCGGAAAAGCACCCGGGAAGATCGGGAAAGGTCACGCCATAGGCGCTGTCCGGATCCTTGTGCACGATTGCGAAATAGGTCTTCATTCTCGTCTCCATCCCGGCCGGATCAGATCCAGCCGACGAACTTGGCAATGGCGCGGGCGGTGCCGGTCGGCAGGTCCTTCTTCGGGTGCGGCACGATCACCGAGCGGCCATCCCTGCCGAACTTGTGGTGCGACCCGCGGACCGAGATCAGCTCCCACCCTTCGGCGGTGAGGCGCTGGATGATCTTTCGGCTGTCCCGTTCCATGCGCAAATAAATACACACCGTACCGCTGAGTGTCAACGGATGTGTGTATAAATATACACATGCTCACAGCTAGGCGGCCAGCTCCAATTGCACTCGAGTCGTAAAGCCGCCGCTGCTGTCGAGCTGGTGCTCCGCCTCGGCCAGGAGCCAACTCGTGCCGTCGATCTCGGACTTGAAACCCTCGGCGCGAACCTTCTGCTCGGGATAGAGATCCAGGCGCGCATATGCCAGCGTGAGCCCCAGCTTGCGAGGCGCGCGTGCACCGCGTTTCGCCTCGGCTTCGGCAGCGCGGCGCGCCGCTTCCTCGGAGGGGTAGACACGGGCAAGTTTGCGATCGGGGCCGTCGCCAGAACCCGCGGTGACAGTCTTCTTCTTTGCGCCCTTGCGGTCATGCCAGGAGGCAGTCACCTTCCCGGCGGCCTCACGCTTCTCGATCCGGAAGCTGTGGCGATCGCCGTCACGCCGGCGGATGATGGCCGAGGGGAGGGGCTGGCCGCCCGCGGCGATGCCGGCGCCGATCGGCGCGAAGATCAGCGCGCCTGCCTTGATCGTGGCGACGGCGTCATGTTCGCGTCCCAGGCGGCGCAGGAGGGCCAGGTCGCTTTCGCGGGACTGGGAGAGCGACTTGACCCCGACCGACGCCAGGGCGGCCGCGCAGCGCGGCGTGAGGCTGTGTCGGCCCGCGATCTGGCGAACGACGGCGCCCAGAGTGGTGTCATGCCAGCTCTGATCGCGGCGGGTGGCGATCGCGCTGGTAAAGGCCGCTGCCCGCGCGCGAATCGTGACGGTGTCCGGGGGGCCGGAATGCTCCACTTCATCGACGACGAATCGGCCCTTGTCGACCAAGCCGAGCGCAACGTCCCGGCCGGCCTTCCACCCGAGCTGCAGCGTTAGGACCGCTCCCTCCGGCGGGAGCGCAAGGCGGCCGTCGCTGTCGTCGAGCACCAGGTCGAGCTGATCGGCTTCGCCGCCGCGCTTCTCGGCAAGCCGCAGTGAGATCAGGCGAGGGCGGATCCTGGGAGACAGATCCTCGCTGCCGAGCAGCACGCGGAAATCGGGGATGGCTACGTTCATACGCCGCTGCGTGCGGCGCCCTCGGCCGCATCAACTTCAAGCAGATCGATGCCGAAATCGATCATCCGGGCCGTGCCGTCGGGCAGGAAGTGCGTCTGCCGCTCATCGATCCCAGTGATGACGAAGGCGCCGTAGACCCTGCCGGCGCCGTCGACCAGGGACCAGGCCTCGCCGCCGTTCGCCATGTCGCGCAGAGTGTCGAGCGAGACACGACCATCCATCAGCTCAGCCGGGGCGCTGCCGCTGAGTGAAATGGTGGCCGAATCGGGCCCGACATACTGGACGGCGTCGCGCGCGCCGACACGAGCGCTGCGCGCGTGGCGCCAGGACTGGCGGCGCTGCAGCTCCTGGAAGGCGAGGGTTGGAAGCGAGAACGCGAACATGCCAAGGCTCATCATCGTCATGCGTCGGCTCCATCGGGCAGATCGAGCATGGTGCTGCGCCGTGCGGCCCGGCGATCGCCTTCAGCCCGCTCCAGCTCGGCGCGCACGGCGCGCGCGAGATCCTGCGCCGACTGCCCCGGAAGCTGGTGAATGTGGATCTCGATCTTGGTCATCGCCGGCGGTGGGCCACCGGACGGGCCGGCCGGCGCCGCCGCTGTGGGCATCGCGGTAGCCGCGGCACCAGCGGCGAGCGCGCTCATAAGCTCGCGTGAGAGCGACTGGATCCGCTGCACGGGCTCCGCTTGCCCGCGCAGAATGCCCTGGTCGAGGCCCTGCATCATAAAACCGCCGAACCCGGCGAAAACCCGCGACGGCGAGCGGATGCCTAGCTTCGCCTTGAACCAGTTGGCGGCCGAGGTCGCGGCATTCACGATGGTCGCATGGAGCTGCCCGAGCATGCCGGTGATACCGCGGATGAGCCCTCGGACCAGGTCCCCGCCGGCTGAGACGAGCTGGCTGGCCATGTCGCCGCGCAGCCAAGCGAGGAGGGCCATGAAACCCTTAAGCAGCAGCCCCTGCGGCGTGAAGTTGAGGAGGAGCTGGCCGATCGCGTTGATGCTGGTGAAGAAGAAGTTCTTGATGCCCTGCCACAACCGACCGAACCACGCGGCGATGCCGTTCCAGTTTTCGTAAAGGTAGTAGCCCGCAGCCGCGAGTGCGCCCACTCCGAGAACGACGCCACCGACGATGCCGATCAGCGGCGCCATCCCGATGCCCAGTACCGCCGCCGTTGCCGATAGCGCGGCGAAGGGCGCGGCGAGGCCGGCGATGACGATAGCGCCGCCCCCTAGCACCATGAACAAGCCCGAGACCGCGGCTGTTGCGAAGAGCAGGGATTTGGTCAGCCTAGGATGACGTTGCGTCCAGGCTGAAATCCTCTCGGTTACGGCCGCGGCCATTGCGGCAACCCGGTTGGCGGCGGGCAGGAGCTGGGTGCCGAGCGAGATGGCGGGCGTTTGGGCGCTGACCCTCAACGATCTCGCCTGCTCGGCCGAGTCCTTCATGCGCTCGGCGAAGTCGCGATCGGTGGTGCCGCTTGCGGAGCCAGCCTCCGCGCGGATCCGGCGATATTCCTCGAGGTTGGCAATCAGCGGTCGTAGCGCCTGCTGCACCTGAGCATCTTCGAAAAGATAGCCGAGCTTCGACATATCGCCGCCCAAGGTTCTCTGGGTAAGCTCGGCGATCGCCTCGAGGGGCGTCTTGCCCTCCTGGTAGGCGCGCTTGAGCGCCGCCGGCAGATCGACGCCGTAGTTCTTCTCGAACGCACGCACCGTCGCCGGCGACGTGATCTTCTGCAGGAGATTGGCGACGTTGGTGGCGGCACTGGCGGAATCGCCGGCGCCCTTGCGCGCGATCTGCAGCGCGGCCGAGAGATCCGCCACCGCGGGCACGCCCTTCTGCCCAAGCGCCTGGTAGCTGGCGGTGAGCGTCGGGAAGTACTGCGCCATGTCGCGCATCTCGAATGCGCCCGCCTTGCCCGCCGCGGCCATCACGTCGATGACACGCGCGGTCTGATCGACGGGCACTTTGAGGTTGTCGCTCACCGCGAAGGCTGCGGCCGACAGATCCGAGATCTGCGCCTTATACGCCGTTGCGGCGCGCCCGATCGGTGCCATCATCCGCGTCGCCTCGCGCGGATCGAGGCCGAATCCGGAAAGCGCGTCGACGCCGGCCTGCAGATCCGCAGGCATCTGATTTGACGCACGGGCGGCGGCGAGCAACGCTACGCCCATTCGCTCACCCTCGAGGCGCGAGAGGTTCGCCTTCTGGGCAATGTCGGTCATTGCCGACTGGTACTGCTGCGCGGCGGCGATAGCCCCGACCACAGGGCGTCCCATCGCCTGACCGGTCTGAATTGCAGCGAAACCGCCGGCGGCAAGGCCGGTGGCCCCGTTCTGGATCGAGGAGAAGCGCTCGCGCCCCGCGGCGAAACGGCGAGCGCGCGTGTCGGCAGCCTGCAGGCGACGGCCATGCTCCTGCAGCTCGGTATTGGTGCGGGCGATCGCGGCGCGCAGCTCGCGCTGGTGGGCGGCCAGGCCGTCCGCGCCGAGGCCCGCCTCGCGCATGCGATTGCGAACCTGCTGAAGCTCGGTCGACTGCTGCTCGTGCTGGATCTTGAGCGCCGAGGCCGCTCGTCTCGCGTTGTCGAAGTCGCGCGCGAGCTTGCGGGAAGGCGTGCCCGCCGCATCCATCTCGCGGGCGAGCCCGGCGACCCGCGCCTGTGCGCTGCCGAGCTGCGCCTCTGTGGTGCGCAGACCCATCTTCAGCGAACGGAAGGCACCGATATCGGCCTGTGCCTGCTCGAGCTGCTTGAGGCGATCGCGAGTTTCCTTGAGGGCGCGTCCGGTCCTGGTGGAGCCGCTGGCGATGTTGCGCAGCGGCCCGGTGACCTTCTCGCTCGCCTCGAGCAGCATGCGGATGCGGAGATTGCGGTCCAAGAGGCTAGTCCTTCACGCCGTTCATCGCCTTGAGCCGCTCGATCGCGCGGGCATGCCATCCCATCAGCTCGGGCAGGCTCATCGGATCCATGACCGAGGGCGACCAGTGGAAGACGCTCGCCACGTCGGCCATAACTTCGTCTACGCTTGCGGGAAGTCCGGCTTCGCGGCCTGCGGCAGCAAAAAATCCAGCACCTCCGCGCCGAACTGCATCAGGTCCGCAGGATCCATGATCGCGCCCTTGTGGATCATCGGCGTGGTGATGCGGGGCGCCAGCGACTCGAGCTGCAGGACGTCGAGCTGGAAGAGCGACTGGAGCTGCAGACCGCGCAGCTCGCCCGAGCCGGGCTTGCGAACCTGGATCCTGGTGCCCTTGGCGATCAGTTCCTTGTCGCCGAGCATGATCGGGGCTTCGGTGGTGAAGCTGCGCTGGGCAGGGCTGTCGTTCGCGGCGGGCGTGGATTGGACGGTTTCCATGGTAACTGGCTTTCTGCAGGAGAAGGGGAGGGCCGCGCCAAACGACGCGGCCCAAAGGATCAGCTCACGGCCGCGCGGATCTCGGCCATGCGATCGATGCCGCCGACGATGAAGACGCCGTTCAGCACGTCGATCTCGATCTCGGTGATGCCGTTCCAGTCGAGGCGGTAGTAGGTGAGGGCGGACTTGACCTTGAACTCGCCGCCCTCGCCGGGCTTCGCCTCGCCCATGTCGATCTCTTCGTGTCGGCCGCGGACGGTGATCTCGACCGTGTCGACGCTGCCGGTGCCATCGTCCTGATAGGCGCCGGCGAAGCGGAGGAAGGCGCCGGAGATGCTGGTGAGGCCGTATTGGCGCAGAACATCGCGCATCGGGCCGCCGGTGGTGAACTCCAGCTCGAGCGGCTCGGCGCCCATGTCGATCTTGACGGTGCCGTCCATGCCACCGCCACGCCAATCCTCGAGCTTCCGGGTGAGCTTGGGGAGGGTGACGCTGGCAACCAGGCCGAGATAGCTCAGGCCTTCGTTGAACAGGTTGAGGGATTTCAGCTTGCGGGGAAGGGCCATCGATCAGCTCCTGAGACTTGGGAAAAGGGGGGCGGGCGGCGCCGGTTCAGCCCTGGCCGAGCGAGAAGTCGGCCAGGTAGGAATCGGTGATGCGCTGCGTGAGGGTCAGGTGCTCAAGCGGCGGCACCGGCGTGTAATCATAGTCGATCACCAGCTTGCCCCCGGCGAGCGACGTCGTCGGGTTCTTCTCCGGATCGAACCAGGCGCGACCGTCGATGAGCTGGCCTGCGGCCTTCATCTCGCGGATCTTGCCGTTGATCGTCTCGACGATATCCTTGACCAGGCTGGGGCGCAGCGGCTTGTCGATCGCCCACATCATGCCCTCGGCAATTGTATCCATCAGGACCTGCGCAGTGCGCGTGGCGCTTTCGAAGACGAAATGCGGCTCCTCCGCGCAGGTGCGGCTGCCCCAAATGCGGAAGCCGCCGCCCGCGCGGATCAACGCGCTCACCTCGGCGGCGCCCAGCAGGTTCGCTTCGCAGTTCTCATCCTGGACATCGAACTGGACGTCTTTGGTGAGGCCGACGACGCCCTGCACCGGCACGTTGGAGATCGTCTTGTGGAAACCCTGCTCGGTATCGATCCGTGCGCGAAGCCCAAGCGCCCGGGCGGTGCCGAAGCTGGTGACGTTCGCCTCGGCCGCCGTGTCGAATGCGACAAAGTCGGGATAGATGAGCATCAGCTCGCGCGCCGTGAAATTGGCACGATAGGCGATCGCTTCGGTGACGGTGTCGCCGACCGCCGCCGCATAGGCCATGGCGCGCAGCTTCTGGGCAATCACGATCATCGCCGTAGTCACCGCCTGGGTATCGAGCCCTGGCGCCCCGATTATGCGCGGCTTGACGCCGACCTGCGCTTCGGCCGCGAGCAGCGCCTGCATGCCGCTCTTCACGCCGTTCACGTCGTCGCCGATCACCGCCGCATCGGTGGCGGCAGCATCGGCGCCGGGTGCGACGCGCACCACCACCACAGGGCAGCGGGCCTGGTCCGCGATGGCCCGCAGTGCGTTGCGAAGCGTGCCGGTGGCGCCGGCGACGCCGATCGCGGCCTCGATGTCCGTCACCAGGGCGGGGCGGTCGAGGGGGAAGGCGGCGGCATCGGCCGCTGGGGCGGTTGCGACCAGGCCGATCACGGCGGTAGCGACGGTGGCGAGGCTGCGCGTGCCTTCAGTGACTTCGGTGATCGTGATTCCGTGCATGGAAAGCTCCCTTCAGGCGTAGACGGTAAGGCCGCCGCGCGAGGCGAGCGGCACGGTGATGCGGGTGCGGACGTTGGGGCGGGCGACGTCGGTGCGGCGTCCCTCGACGATCACGTTGAAAGCGCCGGGGCCGGTCTGCTCGAGCGCGACGCGCGTGAGGGCGATGCGAGGCTCCCAGCGCAGCAGGGCGAGCGCGGTGGCCGCATAGATCCGGATCCTGCCCGCCGCATTGGCCGGCTGATCGATTAGATCCATCAGGAGCGAGCCATAGTCGCGGCGCGCAACACGGGTGCCGATCGGCGTGGTCAGGATATCCGCGATGGATTGACGGAGGTGATCCTCCCCCTCGAGCGGCTTTCCAGTGTGCGCGTCCATTCCGTTCATGCCGGCGGTCCCGACTGCGCCCCGCCCGCCTGGACGCCGGTGTGCTTGTGGCTCTTGAGGCTCTTGCCGCCGCCGATCACGTCGTCGCTGGCGGTGACCGTCTCGCTCACTTCCACCGAGCCGGCGATCTGCACGTCGCCGGTGATCACGGTGTCGGCGGTGATCGTCAGCCCGCCGGGTGCCACCATCTCGGCCGTGCCGCCGGCGGCGATCTCGATCTTAAGCGCGTGCGCCTCGGGATCGTAGGAGAGCTGTGTGCCATCCTTGAAGGCGATCATCACGAGCGGATCGGACGAGGGGGCAGGGTGCGCGTCCGAGAACAGGCCTGTCACGGCAATGCCGGCCTCGGTGTCACCTTCCGCGCAGAAGAGCAGGCACTGCTCGCCAACACTCGGCGGCGACCAGATCCGGACCAGTTCTCCAGCTCGAGGAGCAAGCCAAGGGATGTCCCCGGTGACGTTGTCACCCACGCGGACACGGCACGTCGCTTCGCCCAGGTCGACGCTCTCGATCGTCCCCAGGCGAAGGATGTTGCCAATGATGCGGCGCGGATCCGGCAGATCGCTCATGGTGGCGGACAATGCCGCCGGCGGGGCAGCTTCGCGCGAGGTGAACCTTGTAGAGAGCGTTTCTACAAGGGGAGCGCTATTCCGCTTCGCCCCAGCGCTCCGGCGTAGCCGGGTCGAATTCCGCGATCGCCTTCGCGTTCATGCCGTCGATCGCCGCCTCGAGCGCGTTGCTGGCGGTGCGGATCGCGTCGATGCGGGCGCGGCGATCGAGAGCGGCAGTCGTGTCGATCGTCGAGGCGCCAGCCTGGGCGATCTGCAGCGCCTGCATGGCGATTGCTGCATTGTCATTAGCCTGGCGCTCGAGGCTGGCAACCGAGAGGATCCGGCGACGTGCCTCGGCGCGCACTCGTCGCAGCGCCGCCTCGCGCTGCTGCTCGAGCGGGAGCGCAGGTCGAGGCGCAAGGCGAGGCCGCCCCTTGCTGTCCGCAACGATGCACTTCCCTTCGGCCTGTCCCGCCATAAGCTCCCCGTGCCTGGCCGCGGTGATCGGAACGGCATCGTCGGGTAGCTCGGCGTGGATTCCGGAATCGTAGAAGCTGTTGTGAGCAGCGCTGTAGTGCAGCGACATGGGGAGGTCTCCTCAAAAGCCGATGGCGAGGACGTACGGCCAGGAAAAGGCGTTGTCGCTCGGTGAGCCGGTGATCTGGCGCTGGACGGTGACGCCGGTGGCGGTCGGGCTTCCGATCAGCTGCCAAAAGGCGTCGCCTGCCGTCGTCGCGCTGCTCAAGCGGGTGGTCACCTGGGCGTGCAGGCAGGCGCTGGGAAATGCGATCGGGAAGTTGACGCTCTGCGTTGATTCATAGCCGCCGTTGGCTCCACCGCCGGCGCACCACTGGATGATGAGACCGCCGGGCAGGCGCTGATAACCGCTGCCGGTGAGATTGTTGGCGAAGTCGGCGAGCAGCGCGAAGTCGGACGCGTGGCGGCCGTCGAGCAGATCCGCGTCAAGGCCTGAGCCGTGGCCGTCGTTGCCGGCATCCCAGACTTGATGCCCTGAGCGCGTGATCGCGCCCGTTGCGGAGAGGGCGCCAGCAACTGCGACAGGTCCGCCTGTGAAGGAAAAGCCTGCGCCATTCGACGAAACGAACGGAAGCGGTCCATTGTTCGCCACGAAGCCGACGTAGCCCTGGCGGGTGCCGTTCAGATCGCTGAACTCGACATATCCGGTGTTCCCTGCGGTGCCGGGGACCAAGTTGACCCGGCCGCCCCCAGCAGCGCTCGAGACGACGGTTCCCGCCACCGTCACATTTCCGGTGAAGCTTGCACCGGAGAGCGGGGCATAATTAGCCGGGTTCAGGTTGCCCACGTGCCAGACCTGATGGCCTCCGGCCGTGAGATTGGGGGCATTGAAGTTGGTCGCGGTCAGCGAGGCGGTGCCAATGCCGCCGATGAACCAATCCCAGCGGTTCGTACCTTGATCGTACCGCAGCACGTCGCCGTCATCGAAGGCCAGATCCGCCAGCGTGGCCGTTGGTTTTATAAAGCCGGTAAAGGCGTTGATGAAGAAGCCGCCGCCGGCTGTTACACCGTTTGGAAAAGTTGCGCCCGTCCCTGCGATCGCGCCAGTGAACGTCCCTCCCGAAACAGGCATATATGCAGCGGGATTGAAGTTGCCTGCGTGCCAGACTTGGTATCCGTTTTGCGTGATCGCGCCGATGACATTGAGCGCGCCGCCGTTCGACAGAACGCCGATCTGAGTACCTGCCTGATTGAAGAAATATAGCTGGTCGGACTGGATTTCGAGGGGGGAGAAGGCATTGTCCGCGGCGTTTCCCGCGAACAGCCGTGGTCCAGCATAAGACAGGCCCGATGCGACGTGGAAACGGCTGCCGTTGCTGACCCTCACGTCGAGCGGTGTGCCAGGCGCAACACCAATGCCCACCGATCCGGTAAAGGTCGCCCCCGCCAGCGCAGCATAGCTGGACGGGTTGAAGTTGCCCGAGTGCCAGACGGCATTGGCGCCCACGAGCAGGCCGGTGGACCCGACGTAAACCGACGTGCCGCCGCTGGTGAGCTGGATGCGCCCGGGCCGATCATTGACGAAAGCGAAGTCATTACCGGTGCCGGTGTGCTGGATATAGGCGAAGCGCACCGTCTGCGCGGCGTTGTAGAAGGAATAGAAGGGCGCGGCGTGCGCGACGCGAAACCCTTCCGAATTGGTGCCAACGACCAGCGGGGCGCTCACGTTGCCCCCAAAAGCGGCGCCGGCGAGCAGCGCGAACTCGCTGCCCTGTCTTCCATCGAGCAGATCTGCGTCGAGGCCAGATCCGGCGCCGTCGTTGCTCGCGCGCCAGATATCGGCGCCCCAGGTGGCGAAGCGTGCGTTCAAGGCGAAGGAAAGGCTCTTCGGCGTGACAGCACGCTGGGCGTCGGTGCCCGTCGAGGTCTCTGCGTCGCTCGCCAGCTCGACGACGCCGGCGGTTTCCGTGGTCGCCGGCGGATTGATGAAGTTGGCATCGCCGAAGGTGATCGTCGTCGCATCGATGTCCGCAAACTGGACGTCGATCGCGAGCAGCAGCAGCGCCTGCGCCGCCTTCTCCGCCACGATATCGGCCTGCCCATAGGCGGCGAACAACGTGCCGTCCTGCAGGTAGAGAGCGATCGAGCGCACGGTGTAGACCGCGGTCGTTTCGTCGCGGACGGTGACGTGGATCGTGTCTTCAGACGCAGCCGCCCCGGAGATGGTGTTGATCCGCTTCACTTCGCCGGGCAGCGCCGCGGTGGCGGGCGAAGCGGCGATCGCGGTGGGCGACACGCCCACCGAGGCGATGCGGACCGCGTTGGTGCCGTCGTTGGACGCCGCGACCAGGGCCGCGCGGCCCGCGTTGGTGATGACCAGCTCGAGTGCCATTTCGGTCTCCGTTAGGCGGCAGGCGCCTGCACCTGCAGGCGGCGGAAGGTGGTGGGGCGAGCGGCAGCGATGACGCCGACCTGGCCGGACAGGCTCACGCCCTGGGTGAAGATGAAGTGCGACCGCACCGGCTTGGTGCGGCGGACTTCGTTGATCACGGCATCCGCGAAAGCGGCGCTGGCGGGCGTGCCGCCGGCGCCGGTGAGGGTGACAATCAGCTCGAAAGTGTAGGGTTCGCCGGGCGGCGTCATCTGCCACCATTCGCGGATCGCCACACCGCCGCCGAAGCTCTCGACCACTGCACGCACCGATTCGGCGGTGCCCTTGCTCCGAGCGATCTCCATCGCGCGACGGACGCGGTTCCGCTTAACCTGATCGGGCCAGTCGCTCGACCAGCTATCGAGCGAGAGCGCCCAGGCGAGATAGGGGAGGAGGTCGATCGGGCAGGTGTCCGGGTTCACGAGCTGGCGCAGTGGAACCGGCAGCTCTGTCATGCGCGCGGTGGCCTGCTCGATCGCACGCTCGAGTGCGCTGGCGTTTGGAGGGAGAAGGCTGCCCACTATTCGCCGACGCCCGCATGCGTCACGTCGACCAGCGTGCACCAGCTCGCGTGTTCGCGGTCGATTACGATGTCCGCCGCAGGGGAGGTTAGCACGACGTTCTGCACGCCCTCGCAATGGAGCGCGGCAAAGAGACCCGAGCGTGTCACGTCGAGGCCCAGGCGGTGCTGCCGATCCTTATACTCGCTGGCGCGCTTGATCGCCTCCGCGAGCACGATCGAGCCATCCGGGCCGGAGAAGGTCGTGATGGTGGCGACGATCTGATACGGAACGATGGTAGCGGACTGAACCGTCACGGCATCGGTGAGCGGGCGGCGGGTTTCGTCCGACACATGCGCCTCGACCAGCTCGAGCAGCTCGGGCGCCGCGGTGCCGTCTCCTACGCGGGAAAGCACCGTCACGAGCACTTGGCCGGGTGCCGGGCTGATCGCGCTGGCGTCCAGCACGTCGCCCGATGCCGATCGTGCATGGAAGATATAGGCGCCCTCTGGACCAGCCACCGAGTAGCCCTCAGCGGCGATCACGAAACGGCTGCGCAGATCCGCGTCGCTCTCATAGGTGGGCGGAACGCCATTTGCCGGATCGCCTTCGTCGAGCAGCAGGCGCTGCACGTTCATCAGCGCAGCCAGGTTGTCGAGATCCGTGCCGGTCGCGAATGCGGGCATCACCGCACGCGCCGCGTCGTTGATGCGGCCGCGCAGCAGCACCTCGCGATAGGCAGAGACCTGAAGGATCTTCATCGCCGGATCGGATTCGAGGATCGCGTCGAAATCCGGCACCAGCGTTTGAAGGCTGGCGAGCATCTCGCCCAGGATCTGCTCGAAGCTGAGCTGCTCGATCACCGCCGGCGGCGGCAGTCGGGACAGATCGACGGCGGTGAAGGTGGCGGAAGTGTCCGGCATGGCCGCCATGTCGCGGCGGCCCGCCTCAAGGTGCTATAGAGCGGCCTTGTAGAGTGGGACTCTACAAGGGAGGTCGGCGGCTACGGGCCAAGAGCGGGCGCAATCATCCGAGGGTGGTATGGCAAGCCGGCAGCTTCCGGGGGTATTCTGTTGAAAAACTCCTCTGAGCCCTCGTTCCGGCTTCAGTATAGACACATTGATGCCGATTAGTGGTTATTAGAACACTATTCGTGCTTACGCGGGTGCTCCCACGCATGGATATTGCTGCTGCTGGAGCGCTTTGGATCCCATCCAGAGTTTTTCAACACAATAGGGCGGCAATCCGACAATCACGGTAGTTCTGTCATGTGTATGCGCTTAAAAGTGCGAAGCACTTATGACGCATTTCGCTGCAAACCTGATTACCTCGCAGTAATCTCTTCCGGCGGAGTGACATTGGTAAAAATGTCAAAGTAAACTTCACGGATCACAAGCGACAATGTAGTACAGAGTTGGTTCCAACAGACTTCAGAATGTTCCGCGGTGTGGTGAATCGGCCGATAGTGGACCAAATTGTTCCTTAGCTTGTAAATCCGCTTTGCCGAGGTCATAGCAACGGTGTTGGTGTCTGGCCTAGACTCCCCGAGGCAATCAAAAATCTGCTTCAAGGTTTCTGTCTCGCATCTTGCAAATAGCGCCGCGAGGCTATCTTCCTCTCGCGGGCGCCATCCGATTTCTCGTTCCAATGCGACGGCCACTTCCTGCCATGACCCTGAGAAGCCAAAGGCAGCGGCAACCCTCATTGATGCCGTGTAGGCGTAAAGGGCTTCAAGGCATCGATAGAGCGCCAAGAATAGCCCTCCCGGATCGGCGTCGAAGAGTGACCTGCACAATATTTGATATGGCAACCCGAGCGCCGACAGATCCGTCAGAGTTGCCATCGCGGCTGCAGTTGGTTTTTCAATCCATGTGTCCATCCCAAGGATTTCCCCAAGACAGATTTCGTAGTACGCGCGCCATGTCTCGGAGGGCTCGATTAGTTCGCCCTGGAACACAACGATGGGTCCGAACAGATCAGCGATAGCTGTACTTTCGTGTCCCTCGTAGGATTCGTCTTGAGTCGCGTCGGCGTGCTCGACTGCATCTTTGACCTGGAAGGGAGTAGCTTTTGGCCGCGGCGTTGCTTCGGCCAGAAGCACCGATACCAATCCGGGCGTGACCTCTCCCCGATCCAGGCCAGCCGGCGGCGTCGCGTCCAAGAATCCGAGCGCGGAAAAGAACGTTTTCCCCCCATAGTCCAGTCGCGCCATCATCCGCCGTGGCGTCACGCGGAACAAGTCCGATACCTGAGCACCCGCAAGAAAGGCGCTGTCTGCTTTTGTGCCCCGAATCCAGCGGGGGGCCCCAGCATTAGTCACTGGCTCTCCAGCGGCAGCGCAGAATGCATCGAGCGAGCCAAATATCGCTTGCTGGGCGCTCTTCATCGTCCGTGACATTAGTGTGCCCGCCAGCAGGGCTCCATGTTTGCTACTTCGAAACCCTCGTCGATGAGGACTTTGAATGCTTCGAAGAACACGCTCCGCTCGAAGCGTCCGACTTGGCCAGAGCGGACATCCAGCCGCTCCCTCAGCACGCCCAGTGCAAGGAAGTCAGCGACGCTTTCGGAGGTGGACGCGTTCAACCGATCGACAAGGCTGTTCGCTTGCTTCGCAATTCTCGCGACCCTTTCGGCCGCTTGTTCTTCGGCACGATCCATCCCAGGGCGCCCAAGGGCGTACTGGGCGACAGCGGTGACAAAGCCGATGCGCGCAGGTTGACTGTCAAAGACATTCTTGCCCCTGACGTAACGCTCAGTGGATCCGACGTTCGGGTCAAATCGAGAAAATGCTTTGTCGAGGCCCACCATCATGCTCAGGCAGGTGTAGAACTGGGCTTGGAAGTCGCGCCTCGACAGGTTCTCTACGAAATCAAGACGGGAGAATTCCTCTGAGAGCGCTTCCTTCGTATCAACGGTGGTCTTCCGTAACGAAAACGCAAGATAAAGTTCGACTAAAGAATCGCTCGCATACTGTGCGGGACCCACGCGGCGACCAGGCTTGTCAGGACCAAATACGCGGTCCAACTCAGGGACGTTTTCGCGAATTTCTTCAATGAGCGGCGCATAGACAACCGCGAGCTGGCGGGACAGGCTCCAAGGGACCTGTCCTGTGTTTAACACCAGCATCCGATATACCATCGCCCGAACCGATTTGGTGAGCCAAAACTCAACTCGCAGACTCCGGTCTAAAACGGCTTCATGTCCGTCCATCGCTTCCATCATGGCGGTCGTCCGCTGCATACCGTCGATAATCGCGAGCGATTGAACTGCTTCCGGTGGAATGAGGTCGCGGAGCGTAAGCTCCCCGCTCAATGGGAAAGTGCTAAAGCGTTCAGCGTCGACAACGGCCCCGATGACAACGGGCGGCAGAATAGCACCATTGCGAATATCGCTCACCATGCGATCGCGGATGCGTTTAGCCGTCGTCGTTTTCAAAGCCTCTCGCTGCCCCTCGATCCCGCCGCGGTTGCGATACGCCTCTCGAACGAGTTCGATATAATCTCGCACGCGAACGTCGGTCATGACCGACCAGCATTCCGTACGATCATCTTTCAGCCAGTTCACGCGGGTTCCGATCGTTTCTCTCTCGGTATGTGTATTGCATTTCCGACCGGGGTACGGAAGCGACCACATAGGTTTGCATGAACCTTCTTCCCGGTGGCGTGGAAATGCTCGACAGCCTTAAGGGGCTAGAGGTGAACAATTTGAGTATGCCGGCTAACCGCTCCCAGTCGAATTGGTAAGCCCCTGAGCCCAGGGCGGACAGGCGGCAATCGGCTCAGACTAAGCCGAAGCTCGGGATGACCGGATTCTGAGAATCGGCGAACTGAAGCTGACAATCCGAATGTGGGATTGCAGACATCTGGCTGTCTGTATGCCCACCTAGGAGAGAGTCAGATGGGTCAAAAGCAAACTAATCATTCGAGCGCTTTGCGACTGCGTTACGCCAAGTAGCTCGCGCCGCGCGTATCGCACGGGGAGAGCGGCGAGACCGGGCCGATCGATTCTGCCCTCCTGGTGAACCGTCGCGATCTGAGATGCGCGCCCGCTGAAGCCGATCCATGCTTCGCGATCGTTCGCGCCAGCCTGCAGGTTGCGCCGATTGCGCAGCTTGCGGAACATGGCAGCATTGCGGATCCTGCCCTTGCGCCGGAACTTGCCCGCGCCCTTGTTTTGCTCCTCGGGCTCGACGGGCAGCCAGCGATCGACCTTGTCCCAGAAGAAGCTGCGGATCCCACCCGCCTCGACATCGTAACCGGTAAGCAGATTGCCCTCGTGCACCCAGCTCTTCATGAGCACCAGGCGCGCGTTGGCTGCTCCCTTGGGATAGAAAAACTTCACCGCATAGTTGCCGGGGCGCGGGGGCTTGCGCTGCTTTCGCGGCACATAGGCGCTGCCATCGGGATTCCGCTGGCTACCGATCCGCGCCGACTGTGAGGCCTGAAGATCGCGAGCGACGGCGCGCAGGATTCGGCGGCGCTCGCCAGAGCCCAGCTTGCGCAGCAGCGCGCCGGCGAAAGCCTCGATCTGGGTGAGGTCGCTCACGGGGCGGGTGCGGGTTCGAAGTCGGGATCGCTGGATTGGGCCACCAGCTGATCGCGCAGGAAGAGCTGCCAGAGCGGAACGCAGCAGACGTCGGGAAATTCGTCGGCGGGCGGACGATCGTCGACGCGCTCGGCGGTGAAGCCGCCGCCTTCCTTCGGCTTGACGATCACGCCCTCGGTCAGCTCGATATAGATCGACACGTCGGCGGCATCGCCGTCGAGGATTTCGGACTCGAAGCGGAAGGGCTCGGTGCCGCCGGCAACCGCGCGCTCGAGCAGATCTGGCTGCGCCTCGGCGATCCAGGCGAGCACGGGGACCATCAGCGCGTCCACTTCGCCGGCATAGTCCTGGACAACCACGTTGAGCGTGTAGCGATATTCGAAGCCGAGGCTTCCCGCGCGTGCGGCGATGCCGCCACGATCGATGAAGATGCTGAGCTTGTCCGCATCGCGGCCGAGCTCGGGCACATGCGCGAGCAGGACGCGGCGGAGTTCGTCGGGCTTCTTCACGGGCGCGGGGCTCCTGCGGGGCAGGTGCCCGGAGCGATCCAGTTGATCAGCCGCTCGGTCCGGTTGAAGAGATCGCGATAGCCGATCGCGAGCCCCGCGAGCGGCCCGCGTACCGCTGCCGGCATCGTGGCCTGCGCGTCCGTGGGAAAGGGCTCAGCAGCCTCGGGGCAGGTGAGCAGGTCCGCGGGCGGCGCGTCCCTCACCGGGACGGCGATCACCTCGGGCGCGCCGCGCTCAACGGCTGCCACGCAGCCCTGCAAGCTCATTGAGACGAGCGAACCAGTCGCTGCCAACGCGATCGTCATCGCCAACCTGCGCATCTACTTCCTCCATTTTCGCCTGCGCCGCGCGCCGATCGGCGGCGTCGCTGTGGGACGCGGCACGATCGACCGCTGCCTTCTGCTCACGTTCGCGCTGGGCCTCCGCGAGCAGACGGGCAGACTCGGTCTGACTGCGCGCCTTGAAGGCTGCGAGATCCTGCACCGCCTCCGCGCAGAGCTGGCCGCGCGGCTTCTCAACCTTGCGCGGCCCCTTATCGGTCTGGATCTCGACAGTCGCCGGCGCGGTGCCGGCGCCGGCGAAGGCACAGACCTGATCGCCCCAGCTCGCCCATGCGTCGCGATCGGCGCGCACCTGGCGGGCGTCGACGTAGAACCAGGCGGCAGCAGCGGCGACGGCGAAGAGCACCAGCCATTCGCGCGCGCCGGCGATCCAGCGCCAAACAGAGAGGACGGCCATCATGCGAGCCCCCGCATGCAGATACTGCGTTCATCGCGGCGGCGGTTGAGCAGGCCCTGCACGACGCGGCCGCCGGCCTTGGTCCACATGAGGAAGGCGTCGCAGCCGCCGCGGAGATCGCCGGCGTTGAAGCGGCGCGCCACGGTCGAGCGGCAATAGGCGGCGCTGCCGATGTTATAGGCGAGGCTCACCGCCGCGGCGAGCTGGTCGGGGCGGTTGCGCAGAACGGGCGTGCAGCGAAGTACCGGCTCGGCGTGCGCCACGAGCTGCGCCTCGAGACGGCGCTCGCAGCCTTCGGGCGTCTCGACCATGCCAGGGCGCACGTTGCTGGTGTCCCCGTCGCAAATCGTCCAGATGCCGACGATGTCGCGATAGGCGGTGAGGTGCTGCTTTCCGCCGCTCTCCCATTTGGCGACGAGGGGCGAGACGATCAGCGCCGCGGCGACGCCGATTACCGTGATCAGCGACTTGGATTGGCGCAGGGGCTTGATGGCCGTGCTCATTCTTCATCCTTTCTGCTGGGGAGGAAGCGGTCGGCCAGGCGCGAGGGCACGGAAGCGATCGCGTCGGCCGCGGCGGTGATGAAGCGGGGCGTGGCTTCGAAGGCGATCATGCCGACCGTGAACGCCGCCGCCTGAAGCACGAACGGATCCCAGTGCGGGTAGACCGCGCCGAGCGCGCGCGTGGCGAACCAGCTTACGACGATGCCGACCGCGAGCTGCACGAAGCGATCGCGCCAGGTGAGCCCCTTCTTCCAGGCCATGCCGACAGCGGCGCCGAGCGCGCCGGGTGCGAGGCCGGCGAGGAGCGTGAGAAGGGCGTCGAGGAAGACTTGCAGCTTGGCCGGCATGCTCAACTCCAGAGCTGGACGATCTCGCGCACCTGGACAGCGGGGGTGGCGATCGTGGGGATGATGACCGGCGTGCCGATCGGAAGAATGGGGCCGAGATCCGCGAGACCCGGATTGGCGGCGAGCACAGCGTCGACCGCGTCGATGCCAAGGCCGCGTTCGCGCCAGAGCAGTTCGTCGAGCGTATCGCCCTGTGCCGAGGTGATGCGATCCGCCATCAGATCAGCTCGACGCAGGTTCGGGTGCGGCCGAGGATCCCGCGCACGGCGTGGAGCGCGTCGCGGCGCAGCTCGCCGATCGATTCATCCAGCTCCTCGACCTTGCGCTGCCCCGCGCCGGTGAGATCGGTATCGCGCTGGCGCTCGACCAGCAGCGCCTTGGTCCAGGCGCCGACAGCGGTGCGATAGAGCACCAGGTTGCGCGTCTCGCCGGCGAGGGGGAGCGAGGGCACGCCTTCGAAGCTGTCGGCAGTCTGGGCGGTACGCCATTCGGCGAGCTGATCGTTGGTCCAGATCATCGCCTCGAGCACCGCAGCGCGCAGGCGATCGGCGGTGACGACATCACGGATCCGGCGCTCCTCGCGCAGCACTGCGGGATCGATTGCCGGGAACCAGCCGTCGTTGACGATCGGCCCGGACGCCGGCGGCGCCGGCGGTGGCACGATCGACGGGGTGCAGGAGAAGCCGCTCACGCCATCACCGCGCGCGAGATCCAGGACACTGCGACCATGGTGGCGAGGAAGCCCAGCGCCGAGACGATGGCGGCGAGCTGACGCACCCGGGGCGCATCCTCGAGGATCGCGACAGCGAGGCCGAGCAGGCTGCTCACGACGCCGATGCAGAGGACCAGACAGGCGCCGAGCAGTGCGAGGGCGTAGAGTGCGAGGGACATGGCTTTCTCAATCGCCCGCCCGCCGGTTACGGGGGTGGGGACCGGGTCAGCGATGGCCCTCAGGCACGAAGCCCCTCCCATCGCGCGCGATCCGCCCCCGAGCGCCGGGGGGCGAGCTTGTCAGGCGGCGGGTGCCGCCGGTTCCCTGGGTGGCGCGAGGAGCTTCTCGAGCCGCTTGATGCGATCCTTCACGCCGACGCGCTCGTTGAGCTGCTGCGCGCGGCGGAGCAATTCGAGCGCCTTCCCAGCGATGACGGCCCGCGCCAACGGCTCGGCTGCATCATCCTCGGCGGCGCGCATCTGCTCGACACCAATCGCCTTGGCGAGCTTGGCGCGAATTTCGTCGTGCATGTCCGCCTCGGCAGTCAGCTCTTCGACGCGCGCGAGAATTTCGAGCGGGAAGGCGCCGCCGGCGCCCTGCGCTTTCAGGGCGGCGGTCGCGATCTCCTCGACGATGAGCGCCGGAGCGGTGCGTTCGTAGCGCGCGGGCAGGGGCACGTTGTGCTTGAGCACGTGTTCGGCGAGCACCAGCGCGCCGGGGAAGTCGCCCGTGTCGATCCGCCAGATCATGACGGTGGGCAGAACTTCGTCCGTGGTCGGAGCGTCCATTGCGACCAGGCCATCGACCCATGCCGCATATTCCGGCAGCATCTCGCGCTTGGCCTCGATCTTCTTCTCGATCGACTGGATGTCCTTCAGGCGGCGCAGGTCAGTCTGCATGCGAAGCTGGATCTGGGCGGCAGCGCGCTGCTCGGGCGTGCCGGCGAACTGTTCCGCGGGCGCTGGTGCAGAGGCGGAAATCATGGCGGCGTTGCGCTCATGGTGCGCGCGAGCGGGCGTCATGTTGCCGGCGTCGGGAAGATCAGTTGGCGTTTCCGCCTGCCCGCCCTCGCTCCCGGATGCGATCGACGTGGTTACGGAAGCCGCGGCCAGGAGGGCGAGGCGTTCGCGATGGAGACGAGCTGGGCTCATGATCGATCCTGTCGAGAGAGGGCGGGCAGGGGGAGGCCGAAGCGTTAGAGCTTCGGCCCAAGCTGGATGTTCTCGATCAGGCAGGCCTTGCCGTAGTCTTCGACCATGAAGGCGTCGTTGATGCTCTCATAGTTTTCGATCTGATCGAGGGCGGGTTCGTCCCGGATCTGGCGGCGCGCGGTGCCGAGCTGCCAGTAATAGGAGAGGTTCTTGAGGCTGGTGATCATCAGCGCGTTGGGCGGGAAGAACGGCACCTGCACCGTGGGCAGCCCGCCGAGCTGGCGGCTCGACATAATTACGTCGCGGGCGACCTGCTCGGTCGCGGTGCTGCCGGCCTCCTCGACAATCTTGAAATACTTGTCGTGGACGAGATCGCTTCCGACGATCACCACCAGGTCGGTTGCCGAACGATAGCGCTCGTGCAGCAGGTTCTGCTTGGCGTCGAAGACCAGGCCGTCGAGCGTCTTGTAATCGGCCGCGCCGGTTTCCGAGACATAGACCTTGAGTTCGTCGAGCCCACCGTGGGCCATCACGCGAGCGGCCGCATAGGTGCGCATCTTGTAGAGCCAACCCCAGTTGACGTCCTGGAGCAGCGGGTAGGCGACGCGATCGGTCGTTGCGGCGGCGTTCACGCCGTTGAACCCGATCATGATGATATCCGACGCCTTCTGGACGAGCACCGCATCGCGGCACAGCGTCTGGAATTCAGGGCGGTGCGCCCAGGCGTCGAGCAGCGCGTAGGGCCACGCATAGTCGTAGTCGGTCTTCTTGCAGAAATACTGGTCGATCTCGTCGCTGCCGGTGGGGTTGCCCGGCGTGCGGCGGTTGCCCGCGCCGGTGTTCGTCCGGCCCGCGAGCGTGCGGGTGACGCCGACGCCGACGCGCGCGCCCTGCTGCTCGACCACCGGAATCACGTTGATCCGGCTGAGGAAATCGCTGGTGAGCTGGAGCTTGGCCTGGAGCTTCTGCTCGATCACGGGCGCGACGTTGAAGCTTTTCAGTTCGCCGGGGACGGCCACATAGGCGGGATCCAGCGCGTTGAGCGCGGCGACCTGGCCGACATAGGAATTGAAGAGGAGGCGAGTGGCGGTCTGCATTAGGAGACTCCGAGGCGTGAGGGGAGCGGGGCTTGGGATGATCGTGGGGAGCGTCAGCAGTCGGTGAGCACCGAGTTGCCACCGCCGCTCGCGGGCGCGCGGGTGAAGCGCGGATCCGGCGTCTGTTCGAGCTTATCCTTAAGAGCCGCGAACTCGCTCTGCAGGGTGGCGTTCGCCTCGCTGAGGGGCTTCACGGCCGCGGTGATCGCCGCGGCCACCGTCTGGCCCATTTCGGTCGCAAAGGCGGCGAAGTTGTCGTTCGCCGGCGCCGGTGCCGGGGGGACCGGTTCCGGCTTCGGCTTCTCCTCCTCGGGGGCCTTGAACTTCGCAGCCAGCGCCGAGAAGAAGCCGGCGACCGCGCTTTCCACCTTCGATGCGTCGGCTGCCGACTCTTCGAATTCGATCTCGACGCCATCGGTCGAGGCGGAGAAGACGGTGCCGGGAGCGCTGCGCGAGAACTGCAGTTTCTCGGTGCCGATGCTGGCGGGCTTGTCGGTGAAGGCGAGCCCGATCAGCCCAAACTTGTCGGTGCCGGCGTAGCTGGGCGTGAGTTCGACCGAGGGATAGGGCTTTTGATCGGCGTTCGCGAGCTTGACGAGCTGGTCGTTGCCCTCGACCTGGGCATAGAGCGCGCGGCGCTTTTCGGTCTTGCCGGCGATCTGCAGCTCGACGTCTTCGGCCTTCACCGCGACGACATCGCCATAGCCGTTGAAGGGCGGCTCCGGGCTGTAGCCGGCGATATGCTCGATGTTGATGCGCGGAGAGTAGGTCTCGGTGTTGAAGGTCGCGACGATCTGATCGATCATCTCCGCGGTGATGACGCGGCCGTCGCTGATAGTCTGGCCTTCGACGAAAGCGCGGAAGAACTTGCTCTTCTTGCCCATGGCGGTGCGGTCCCCGTGATCGGTTCGATGGTGGCGGCCGCAGCCGCGCTGACCTGGCGAAAAGGGGACGAAGGGGCGCATCTTCTCAAGCGAGCCGCCTTGTAGAGAGCGTCTCTACAAGGCTCGCTGCTCAATCGGCGGGGGCGGGCGTGGCTAGGTTCGCCGCGCCATGGCCAAGCTTCCGCCCGACACCGGCATGCACCTGCCCGCCAACACGTTCCCGATCCCGATCACCGCGGATCGCTGGGCGCGCAGCCTCTATTGGGCCGGGTGGGGCATCACCCAGATCACCGATGAGCTGCAGCTGATCGGCTACACCAACGACGAGACGGGCAAGGCATATGCCCGATCGACCGTGGAGGCATGGAAGCAACGTCAGGGCTGGGACAAGACACGGCCGCTCGACAAGGTCGAGAACACGATCGAGATGCGGATCAACCAACTGATCCTGAAAGAGAACAAGACCGGGCACGACTTCAACGAGATCGACCTGCTGATGCGACAGCTCGTGTCAGCGGCGCGGATCCGCCGATACGAGGCGCCGGGCGGGCACGAGGGCGACCTCAACGACAAGGTCGAAAACCGCAACGCCGGCGAGAAGAAGAAGGCGAAGAAGAACCACTTCACTTGCCAGCAGGTCGAGCAGCTCGAGGCGATCTTCGAAGAGGAGCTGTTCGGATACCAGGAGGATTGGTGGGCGGCCAAGGACCAGCGCACGCGCATGATCCTGAAGTCGCGCCAGATCGGCGCGACCTGGTATTTCGCCCGCGAGGCCCTGCTCGACGCGCTGCGCGGGGGCGGCAACCAGATCTTCCTCTCCGCCTCCAAGAACCAGGCGCATATCTTCCGCGGCTACATCATCCAGTTCGCGGCGCGGGTGGGCGTGAAGCTGACCGGCGATCCGATCGTGGTGACCGCCGACACGATGCCCGAGGGTGAGCCCGCGGCCGAGCTGATCTTCCTGGGCACCAACGCCCGCACCGCGCAGGGCTATCACGGCAATTTCTACTTCGACGAGTTCTTCTGGACCTATGGGTTCGAAGAGCTGAACAAGGTCGCGAGCGCCATGGCGATGCACAAGCGCTGGCGGCGGACCTATTTTTCGACGCCGTCGAGCGTTGCGCACCAGGCGCACCCCTATTGGACCGGCGAGCGCCGCAATCGGCGGGTGAAGAAGGAAAACCGCGTCACGATCGACGTGAGCCATGCCCGGCTGAAGGCGGGCGTGCTCTGCGAGGACAATATCTGGCGCCAGATCGTGACGATCGAGGATGCCGCGGCGCGCGGGTGCGACCTGTTCGACATCGACGAGCTGCGCATCGAATATGCGCCCGACGAATTCGCCAACCTGCTGATGTGCCAGTTCGTCGACGACAGCCTGTCGGCCTTCAAGTTCAACGAGCTGCAGCGCGCGACGGTGGACGCCGTGGTGGACTGGCGCGACGTGGATCTGCTGGCGCCGAAGCCGGTGGGCAATCGACCGGTGTGGGCGGGCTATGACCCGCAGGAGAGCGAGGACGGGGACAATGCCGCGCTGGTGATCGCGCTGCCGCCGGAAGGGCCGAGCGGCAAGTTCCGGCTGATCGAGCGCCACCAGCTGCGCGGGCTCGACTTCCAGGCGCAGGCCGAGTTCATCGTTGCGCGCCTGACGCGCTACAACTGCACCTATCTGGGCGTGGACGCCGGCGGCGTCGGCGCCGGCGTCTATCAGTGCCTGCAGCGCGAGAATGTGCGCGGCCTTACCAAGATCGAATATTCGCTCGAGGCGAAGGCGACGATGGTGATGAAAGCGCAGCACAGCTTCGCCCGCCAGCGGATCGAGTTCGACGCCGGGTGGATCGACGTTCAGTCGAGCTTCCTGTCGATCAAGAAGGCGCTCACCCGATCGGGCGCGGCGATCACCTTCAAGGCGAGCCGCAGCGACGACATCGGCCATGCCGATCTGGCCTGGGCGATCATGCACATCCTCATCAACGAACCCCTGGACGGCAAGGCGCGGCCGAAGACGCGCATGGAGATCATCGATGGCGAAGCGGAGGACGCGGCGAATGTCGCGGGTGGAATCGGCGGCGGCGGCGCCTGGAGCCATCGAGGCGAGCGCGAGCACGCAATCGCGCGAGCTGGCATTCAGCTTCGGCGATCCGGAGCCGGTGCTGGGCCGGCGCGAGCTGATCGACATGCTGGAATGCGTCCACAACGCTCGCTGGTACGAGCCGCCGATCCCCGTCGACGGACTGGCGCGCGCGTTCCGCGTCTCTCCGCACCACAGCAGCGCCATCTACCTCAAGCGCAACCTGCTGGTGGCTTCGTTCGAGCCCTCGCCACTGCTTAGCCGTGCCGCATTCGAGGCGATGGTGCAGGACTATCTGGTCTTCGGCTTTGGCTTCCTGGAGGAGCGGCGCAACGTGCTGGGCGGGGTGCTGCGCTATGAGCATGCGCTGGCGAAATATACGCGCCGCGGCGTGGAGGAGGGGCGCTACTTCTTCGTGCCGGGATATCGCCAAGAGACCGAATTCCGGCGCGGCAGCGTGTTCATGCTGCGCCAGCCCGATATCAACCAGGAGATCTACGGCGTCCCCGAATATCTGAGCGCGCTGCAGTCGGCGTTGCTCAACGAGGCCGCGACGCTGTTCCGTCGGCGATACTACCTCAACGGCAGCCATGCCGGGTACATCCTCTACGCCACCGGCGACATCGACGAGAACGACACCAACGCGCTGCGCGATGCGCTGAAGAAGTCGAAGGGTCCGGGCAACTTCAAGAACCTGTTCGTGCACGCACCTGGCGGGAAGGAAGGGAGCCTCAAGATCCTGCCGATCGCCGAGGTGGGAGCGAAGGACGAGTTCCTGGGCATCAAAAATGCGACGCGCGACGACGTGCTTGCCGCGCACCGCGTGCCGCCCCAGCTCCTCGGCATCGTGCCGGCGCAGGGATCGAGCGGCTTCGGCAACCCGCTGCAGGCGACTGACATGTTCTTCGAGCTGGAGATCGCGCCGCTGCAGGCGCGCTTCCTACAGCTCAACGACGAGACGGGGCGCGAGATCGTGAGCTTCCGGGAGCGCGTAGCCGCCGCGGCGGCATGATTGCGCCCCGCCCGGTCCAAGGGCCGGGCGGGGGCAAGCCGAGTGGCGGCTCGGCTCACCGACGAGGATACGCTCGCCATGGCAGATCGGCCAGTCCGGCCATCCCGCACCCGGCATTCGCCGGGCGGGATTCCTACAAGAGAGCGAAATCCTACATGTCCAGTACCAGTGTTCAGCCCGTGGCGCCCGCCGCGGGATATATCGGTGGAAAGCGCAACCTTGCCTCCCGGCTCGTGCGGATCATCGACGCGGTGGAGTGCGATCTCTACGCCGAGCCGTTCGTCGGCATGGGCGGGATCTTCCTGCGCCGCCGGCGGCGCCCGCGCGCCGAGGTGATCAACGATATCTCCGGCGACGTCTCCACCTTCTTCCGCGTGCTCCAGGAGCATTATCCGTATCTGCTCGACATGCTGCGCTTTCGCGTGGCGAGCCGGGCCGAGTTCGATCGGCTGAAGGCGCTGCCGCCCGAGCGCCTCACCGATCTGCAGCGTGCAGCGCGCTTCATCTACGTCCAGCGCCTGGCGTTCGGCGGGAAGGTGACCGACCGCAGCTTTGGTGTCGACACGAGCCAGGGTGCACGGTTCAACATCGTCAAGCTCGAGCCGGTGCTCGCCGAGATCCACGAGCGCCTTTCGGGCGTGGTGATTGAGCAGCTCGCGTTCGGCGAGTTCATCCGGCGCTACGATCGGCCCGGGACGCTGTTCTATCTCGACCCGCCTTATTGGGGGTGCGAGTCCGACTATGGGCAGGACGTCTTTGCCCGGAGCGATTTCGAGCGGCTTGCCGAGCAGCTCCGCGGGATCCGCGGACGCTTCCTGCTGTCGATCAACGACACACTTGGCGTGCGGGAGGTCTTCTCAGGATTTCGCCTTCAGGAGTTTGAGACCACATACACGCTCACCAAGGGACCTGCTACGCAGGCGGCCGAGCTGCTGATCGCGAACTTTGACGCTGCTACTTCCAAGGGATAGGCGTCGGCTACGATAGCTTCGATGCGCCCGTCATCGGAAACGGTGATTGGCGCATCGGAGACATCAGCCTCGCAGCCCGCGCACCAGGCGTGTCCATTGCTCCTCTGTATTGGGAAAGCGGTTCGGGGCAGTTGGCTGTTGCGCAGATGGACGGAGCCGCACCGGAGCGGGACACCTTCGACAGTTGAGGCAGTAGAGGTGCTCGCGCAGGCGGCTCACGCTGGTCGACCAGCCATGGCATAAGTACCAACGCTCCATCCGGCGAGCGTCCACCACGGCGGTGTGGCCGCATGCACACTGCACGCCTAGGTTCCAGTCTCGCCTCGTGACATCGCCAAGCGTCTCAATCTTGACGTTCGCGCCCACGCATCAAGCGCCCCAGTCCGGCGCCGGCGGATCCGGATAGAAATCCTCTTCATTTGCCGATCGATCCGACGGCTGTTCGACCGCCAAAGCAGGAAGTGTAGGTTCTTCCCCGCCGAAACGAGCGCGGATTACCGCCACCTTGCTCTGCAGGTCTTGAAAAATCGCCGCGACGGGCTCGCCGCTCGCGATCTTGCCGCCAATCCATCCGCACCGCTCAGCTGTCAGGTAACCCAGCTGCACGCCCCGCTCGCTAAACACCGCGACCGCACGGGGGTCGACGGGGTTCTTCGGTTCGGGCACCAGGCGCACGAGATCACCAGGCTTGCAAAGCCGCGCTTCGAATAGCCGATTGCTCTTGGTTTCGTCGGTGTTTGGGAACTCGAGGCCGACGACGGCAAGGCTCAGCTCAATCCCGCCAGTTTTGCATGATGGTTGGAACATAGTGCGAACATTAGTAGGTGAACGTCGTTCGATTCGACAAGCACCAATGTGATCAATGGCACCTGAATATCGCTCCAGCGCTCAAATCCGCGCCTCACTCGTCGCACTTATGCGCGAGCACCAGTGCAGCCGCGCAACGGCATCGCGTGTGATCGGGCGCGACCCATCCTACCTGCAACGCTTCATCGCCAGAGGCATACCTCAGCAGCTGCGGAGCGAGGACGCGCGAAAGCTTGCACGCTTCTTCGGGGTGCACGAGCGCGAAATGGGCGTGCTGCCGAACAGGGAAAGCGCAGAGCTATGACTGCAAAGCGCTGCCGAATCTGCACCACCAATGACCGGCACGCGCTGATTGAGGAACTCGCAGCCGATCTATGGGAGACGCAGCGGCATGGTACGCTCGATGACTGGCCCTGGTCGCAAGCGAGCCCCTACTGGCAGGCGATCTTTCGAGGCTTCGCCGAAACTGCAATCGATCTCCTCGAGGGTCACCGACACTGA